CGTTCCTGTGCCTCGGGCCGCGGTCGCGGAAAGAATCCCAGAACGCCTTGTGAAGCAGCCGCATGCCTTCGGTCGGAATCCAAGCGTGCGTCGGCTTCTTGTACGCCCGCGAAACCTCCGTCACTCTGGTCACGAGCTTTTCGCTGGTGAAAACGTCATCCAACTCAAAGAAGCTCTCCAATCCGAATCCGTTCTTGCTGTGGTTCGGGTGGTAGCGGTTCTCAGCCATGCCACGCCAAAAACTTGTCCACAGCGGCGCTCCACGCATCCCAGAAGGGACCGCCGATGTCGTTGACCTTCGTGAAAAAGGCGTCGTACTGAGACGATAGTTTGCCCAGTTCCTCCGTGTACGGCATGCGCGTACGCTGTCCATCCGCATGGATCACAACGAAATCGTCGTATTCCATGTCATAGATCAGCGCCACAATCTTGGAGGGCAAAAGCGTCGAGATTGTTGGAAAGGAAAGGTCAGCCATAATGCACCCAAACCGCCAGCAGCATCAGGGCAAACGCCCCCACCGTACACGCCGCCACGTCAAACCAGGCGTACCAGCTGAGGCCGTAGGGCGCGAGGTGACGGGAGATCATGCTACCACGATCTCCTGCTCAGCTTGACAATTCCCCACGCGATGTAGCAGGCAGCCACGCAATACAGGGCCGAGGATGCGAGACCCCAAGCATTGGTAATGTAGGTGATCGTCATGCTATCGGCCTCGTTACTCCAGTGAACCAATTGCGGTCGTAGGGGATATGAAGGATGGCCTCGTGTCCGTTCAAATGGACGGATCGCTGAACGTAGCTGAGCGCGTCTTTGACGGATCGAAACGCGCCGTCAGCACCATCTGGTCGTACGTAGAGGGTCACGGCGGCGTTGAGAATCAGGCGTTTGCGGGGGAGCACCAGCGTCGAGATCGGCATCAGACTGGATGCTGCTACGATGGCCGGGGCAGCCATGGAGAAGCCCAGCAAGCCGCGGCGGGATAGCCTCATTTCTTGAACCCCTTCAGCGTCTGTGCAAGCCGGGCGCGCTGCCCCAGTTTCCCGCCCTTGCTCGCCGCCACCGCCAGCGCGTTCGTCGGGATCGGCTTGCCCTGCGGGATGCCGAGTTGGCGGTGGAGTGCGCCCTTGTTCTTCACAGCGCCTGCGATCCAGTTCTTAGCCATGCTTCTTCCTCTCCCGGTAGGCCCGCTGCTTCTCGGCTGCCGTCAGCTTGCTGGCTTTGCGTGGCCGGCCGACTTTTGGTAACGCAGTTTTGGTAACGAGTTTTGGTAACGACATTTCCGGGACATCTTCCCAACCCGAAGTGCTCGACCGCCTTTTGGTCGAGAACTCCGTTACGCTGAGTTCCAAGCCCGGAGGAACCTTAACCTCGATAGAAGCGACTTTCCGCTCTGTCTGCGGCTTCAGGAAATAGCGTGCGTAAATGCCGCCTCGGTTGACCGGCTGGTCTTTCATGCTTTCACCGGCATTTCCCGTTCGATGATGCGCTTTGTCCCGTCCGCACACACGACCGTAATCGTGAAATAGCAATCAAACAAAGCCAGTTTGGATGCTAAAACGCTAACATCTTCAAAAGGATAGGTCCTGTCGCGTTCTGCTATCAACCGCTCCTGGTGTCGATAAAGGGCTTCAAAGTCCATCATTCCCCTCCCACTTTCACCGCCATTTCCCTTAGCCCCAGCACCTCGGCCACCTGGGGCTTGCCATCCCGCCACAATGCCCGCTGCCTCACTTGCACCGCGGTCAGCCTCTCGACTGTGCCATCTTCGCGGAAGATCACGATGCGCTCGTCAACAGCGTCGTAGTACATCTTCGTGACGGGGCTCATCGGCTCATCCAACCGCTCCCAGAAGCGCGCCGAGGCCGTGCTTCCTGCGCTTTGACCTCGGGCTCCTCGTAAACGACACACATTAGCCCAAAGGCGTCAGCGCCGTGGCTCGACCAATTGTGATCTGGCCCCAGTCCGATATTCCGGTCATCTTCCGACCGCTTCTCGTGATACCAGCCCAAAGCATCCCGGCCCGCCTCGGTGGTCTTTTCATTGAACCATACGCTTGGAAACAACCTGCGCGCGGCCTCGACCCGACTCATCGCAGCACCACTTCCCTGATTGGGCACCACTTCCACCTCGTATCCAGCCGAACGAAACGCTGATGCGTAACTCACATCATACACCTTGTCGTGGCTGTCGCCATCATGCGGCAACCAAAACTGGGCTTTCCCAGGTGTATAGCCTCGCTTCCGGCACCACTCGAGATGCGCCGCCCCCGGTTGTCCTACGGCCTCGTAGTAGTCCAAAACCCTGATTTCCCGGCCAATGAACTGCGCCACCCAGATCGTAAAGGCATCCGCGCGCTTGCCCGTGCCACCGATGTCGCAGAACAACCGCAAGGTCATCATCGGATCAGCCGCCACGTTGCTGATGCGCCCCTGAGCCTTGGCCTGCGTCAGACAGGCCGCGAAGTAGGCGCCTTCCACCACCGTCACGAACTCGCCCTCCCAGATGTGCGGATACTGCTCCGGACGCTTCGCCTTATCCTCGAGGCGCTTCTTGTTCAGCGTCAGGGGAAACCATGGGTTATCCCGCCAGTTCAAGGCCGTAAACTTGGCTTCCGGTGGGGGATCTGCCCGGAAACGCCGGTGCGTTGCGCTGTTCTTCAGCTCCGGATTCCACGTTGCCCACAGCTCGGATTGCTCCTCGCGAACCGTGTTGTCCGCGGTGCTCCAGGCCGTGTCGCTGACGGGCTCGGCCTCGTCCACCCAAAGCAGGCGAATGCGGGCCTTGGATTTGATGCTGGAAAGATTGTGCCGCAAGCCGATGAAGGCGAAATCTATTCGATGATCTGCCGTCCTGATGTAACGGTCGCCAATTTCGTAACGCTCGGCCAGCCAAGGCTCCGACTCGATCGCCAGTTTCACCTCGGCCATCGAACTGTCGTCCAGGCTGTTCATGAACTCGCGTCCACAAACGATCACGCCGGGCATGTTGGCCTGGGCAAACCTCGCGCCTTGAACAGCGGCCATTTTCGCAAATGATCTGGTCTTTCCGCTACCTCGACCGCCCCACGCGCCGCGATACATCGCCGGTCCGCTGAAGATCGGCACCAGCTTGGCGGGGAGTTCAATCCTCGGTTTCACGCGGATAAACGGGGCAGAGTTCTACGAGTTGAAACGCAATCGGCGGCTCGCCCTTCTGCCCACCGATCAAAGCCTGCGGGACTTTTCCATCAATGCGGTCGCCGATTTCTTTGAGGGCAGACACATCGCCGTCGATGCCCCTCGCAACGAGGCTGCCGGCGAGCAATTCCAGTTTGCGCTTCTTCTTGTCCTTGTCGATGTCATTGGCGGCCTTGCGAACGGCGTCTGCCCACGATTTGGTGGGGGTTCCCTTGGGTCGTCCGCGAACAGGCACTTAATTTGCCCTTAAGTCTTTGATTCCACATGAAAGAGCGAGCCCCGTGGGGGAGAAAGAGACTCGCCAAGGTTCCGGTCTGCTAAGACCCCCTCTTGGATAGAATAGCATTTCAGGGCTGCTCGGCAAGGGCAGCGGGGCCGTCAATCACGTCAACGATCGCGCGATTGCTCACAAAGAGCATTGGCGAGGGGCCTGCCGGTATCAGTGCGCTGCTCATCTGAATGTAACTGTTGGATATGCTGGCGTCGCCCGTGATACGGATCAGTTTGCCCTCTTCCGCCTCCAAGCGGAGCGGCCAAGCAAGGTCCGATATCTTGAAAGAACCGGGATAGGTTCCCTCACAGACCTTGATCTTTTTCGGCTCCGCTAATGGCCCCATGCTCTTGATGAAATCGACGGCGCGTTGGATCGAAGAGAACGGCGCATGGGATTGCCCAGAGCCTAGGAGATCGTCACCATCAGTGCGGACGTAGATGACGTGCCCAATGTCCTGAAACTTCGTGCTGATGGGCATGAGGCTTCCAGCCCGCGCGATGGCGGGGGCAGCGATCAGCGCGGCGGCACCGAACAGGAAGCGGCGGCGAGAGGGAACGAAGAGGCTCATGCGCGGCTATCCTGTTGGAAAAGGTCGCGGTATGAAATCCTGATCTTCCGCTCTTCGCGGCTCCATGATCGCCCCAATCTGCGCCGCAAAGTCCTTGTTGCGAAGGGCTATTCGCGCAGATGCCAAGATGAAGTTGCAGTCGCGGTAGTGGGCGGTATCGACAGATGCTTCGTCGTCAAACTTCTCCAAAATTCTGCGGGCAGCTAGTGTGGCCCATTCAGTAGGCGTTTCGGCCTTTGATCGATCATCCATTGCAGGAATCCTTTGGGTCAAAAGCAGTACGTGGCGTTACCGTAGGACTGGCAGATTACAACACCCGACAGGCCAAAGATCTGGCTTCCCCCTGTGGGTCCCTGGATCGTGATGCTGGGCGAAGGCGTGCCCCAGGAAGGGCTGGCGGGCGCTACGGGGAGAATCTGCGTTTGGGCACTCGGATACGGGTTTGGCCCGTAAGGCCCTCTCTGGGGCTGCTGGGCGTAGGCTGGGAGGGCAAGCAAGAGGCTCGCCAAGATTACGACGTGGAGCATGGAAAAGCCTCCTCCAATAGTTTGCGAATGGTCTTGGCCTCCGAGCGCGGGCCGTTCTTGGCGCGGATCGCATGGCGCGTTCCCTGACGCAGATAGAGCAGCAACGGCGGGTCATACCCCTCCCGCATCCGCTTTCCCTTTCTGGGTTTCGCCTTGACCATGCCTGTAAATACACAAGGCCGGATTAAATGTCAATACGCAATAATATTAGCCAGATAGTGTATTGACAGTTTAGGTGCCGAGCCGTATATTCGGGACATCGAAAGGGGAAACCACATGGCCAACGACAAAATCTTCTACACGGGCGACATGGCGAATGCGCAAGGCTGGTTCCGCATCGTTCGCGACACGCCCATCAGTGTTGACCTTCGGGAAATCGACGGCACGCGCACCATTCGCGGCATTGGCAAGCATCAGATCGGCAGCGTCTATCAGGGCCATTGTGGAACGCGCTTCGTGACCGAAGCAGCCTACAATACCTATCGCGATGCGCAAATGGCCGCTTATTCAAAACTATCTGCCAGCTAAAAACTAATGAAACCTCTCTTTTGGACCAATTGGGAGCGCGAGGAATACGAAAGGACTCACGAAATGACCACCATTTTAGACGCTGCGCAACGCCATATCGATGGAAGGTGGCGCGGGGCTGATATGGCAAAGCCTTTCGCTCGGGAAGTAATCGCTCTCGTGAAAGCACTAGAGACAATCTCCACTAAGCATCCGGGAGATTGCCCAGCAGCCGCTAGCTATGTCGATTTCCTGCACAGGCATATCGCTGATCTGAGAAAGATTGCCCATGACGCGGCAGCAAAAGCGAAGGAATAAGGCCATGGACGCTATCAAAGAAGCGATGATTGCTCAAGACGATAGCCGCGATCCAACTCTATCACATGAGGAATTGGAAAGACTACAAACCACAAATCACGAATTGAAGGCCATATTGAGAGAAATAGTTGAAGTCTTTTTGATGAGCGATCTTGATTGCGCTGCAAAGTATGGCCCGGGCGTAGATATTCGCGAACTAGAACGAACCGCAGTTTCTAAAGCGCTCGTAGCAATTGCTAAAACCTGATCCCCTGTCCCGCACGCCCCCAGCTGGTGTGCGCGATTGAGGATCAGCTATTCCATGTAAGGTCCTGCGTCGAAGTCCAGCAACAGGCGGTTGATGTACCGCCCCTTCGCATTGTTGAAGACTTGCGCCGAAGGAATCACCCGCGCCGCGATCGGACCCCCTTCCAAATCATAAGAATTGATATTCGGCGCGCATAAACCGTAGCGGCCCCAAGCGATCAGCCGCGGCCCCACTTTCGGAGGTAGCCCCCGGTGCAACGCGATCGTGTTCACAAGAAAGGCCGTTCCCGCTGGACCCGTTACCGTGTTGATTTGGTTAGCGTATTTCCGCTCACAGGCTTTGTCGAAGTCCTCCCCGCTGCCAACCTCGTCCGTTCGGTGCGAGCCCAGGATCATCTGGTGCGGCCCATGTTCCTCATCCACGTCGGTGCCATACACAAAAAGCGCGAGGAACCGCCAATCATCCCGGTCCCGGTGGAACCGTTGCATGTGGTCCAGTTGTGGTTCGTCGGCGGGATAACTCCACCAGACATTCATCGAGTACAGTGTCGGCCAGCACTCCATGTAAAGCTCAACCAGCCCTAAGAGCCTGGGATCGTTCATGAAATTGAGCAAAGGGGAGCGGATAACGTAGCCCGAGGGGTAGCAGCTAAAAGCCGCATTCGGCCCACTGTAGATATGCGGCCCTGCCCCCGGACTGAGGGGCTTGAACCAGTCCAGCAAGGCATCCGTGCCCACACTCACCGGCAATCGGGCAAAGCCTGTCTCCCTCAGTTCCGGCAACAGGTTGGCCCATGTCCGGTCCGGAGGTGGATAGTGCGGCGGGTCCTTGCGCTTGGTGGCGATCAGATGGGCGAAGGAATCCCAGCGTGAAGGCTCCACTGCTTGGCGGATTGCCCACATGTCGTACGCGTTCACGGCTTGCCTGCAATCCCGCTTGTTTTTGTCTGAGCGCCCGCAAGCCCGCAGTATCCTTCCTCCGGCGCGTCGTCGCCCATGACATTGACGACGAGTTCGCCGCCGTAGTCCCGCCCCATGTAGTGTTCCCGAGGGGTGAAGGTGTGATATTCCACCCCTGGGCCAGATAGCCGCCGCCACGCCATGCAGGCAGAGCCGATGCAGGGCTTAGGGGCTTGGACAAAATAGGGACCGATGCCACCACCCGGCATCTCGATCGGCACCAACGTCTTGTGGCAGGTCTTGGTCTTTGCTTCTGATTCTGTCATGCAGCCTTCCTGTAGAGCATATTGACCCGCTTGATGGCGTCTTCCCGCGTCCAGCCCTGCCGCCTCAGGTTGTAATAGGGCTGCCTCTCCGGGGCGTCCTTGGGCCATGGCAGGAGGGGCCTGAGCAGGGGTGGACGCTTGGCCTTCGCCTTTGCTTGCCCTTCTGCGGTGGCCCAGAAGGCCCGCATTCCTGCCGTCGCCCTGGCCTTGTAGGCCGGGTCTTGATGCAGGCGCCGCATCGTCTCTGCCAGCTTCAGGCCCCGCAGTTCCTTGCGCATGGCCTTCAGCTTGGCTTCCAGTATGGGAATCTGGGCGTCGAGGATTTCCAGGCGGGTCATGTCACCTTCTCTGCCCGTGGTTTCAGGCTCTCCCGGTAGCTCATCAAGGCATGCCTGCCCGCACTTGTTCTGCCTTCCCGCCATAGAATGTTCTTGATCGTGTAGCTCGGCAGATGCACCGCCTTGCCTATGCTCGCGAAGTTTTCGCCCAGGTCCCATCTGCGCACGATGTCGGCATGGCGGGCCGCTAGGGCTTCGTCCAGTTCGGTGTAGAGGGCGCGCAGTTCCTCGCCCTTGGCGGCAATGCTGGCCTTGATTTCTGTGATGCCCCTCA